TAAAGAACAGCAGTTCTGGTGGAAGTTAAAATCATGAAAACAGATGGAATGCATACCAATGGAAATGGCACCAAACATTGGTTCTTGAATGGCGAATATCATAGAACTGATGGCCCTGCTATTGAATATGCAGATGGCGACAAATATTGGTACTTGAATGGTGAATATCATCGAACAGATGGTCCTGCTATTGAAACTGCATATGGCACCAAACATTGGTTCTTGAATGGCGAACGACATCGAACAGATGGTCCTGCTATTGAATATGCAGATGGCGACAAAGGATGGTATTTGAATGGCGAACAAGTGACCATGGAAGATGTTCTAACTAAAGAACAGCAGTTCTGGTGGAAGTTAAAATCATGAAAACAGATGGAATGCATACCAATGTAAATGGCACCAAATATTGGTACTTGAATGGCGAACGACATCGAACAGATGGTCCTGCTATTGAATATGCAGATGGCGACAAATATTGGTACTTGAATGGCGAATGTCATAGAGAAGATGGACCTGCTATTGAATGGACAGATGGCACCAAATCATGGTATTTGAATGGCTGTAAAGTAAACATGGAAGATGTTATCACTGATCCAAAAGATCAATTCTGGTGGAAGTTAAGATTATGAATGTAGATGGAATGCATACCGATTCAAATGGTAACAAACAATGGTTCTTTAATGGCAAACTACATAGAGAAGATGGCCCTGCTATTGAAAATGCAAATGGCAATAAACAATGGTTCTTTAATGGTGAACGACATAGAGAAGATGGCCCTGCTGTTGAATATGCAAATGGCATCAAAGAATGGTATTTAAATGGCGAACGGCATCGCGAAGATGGCCCTGCCCTATATGCAAATGGCAACAAACGATGGTTATTTAATGGTAAACGACATAGAGAAGATGGCCCTGCTATTGAAAAATCAAATGGCACCAAAGTTTGGTACTTGAATGATAAACTTCATAGAACTGATGGCCCTGCCGTCGAATATGCAAATGGCAACAAGTATTGGTACTTAAATGGCAACCTAGTAAACATGGGAGATGTTATCACTGATCCAAAAGATCAATTCTGGTGGAAGTTAATATCATGAATGTAGATGGAATGCATACCGATTCATATGGCGACAAATTTTGGTACTTTAATGGCGATATACATAGAGAAGATGGCCCTGCTATTGAAAATGCAAATGGCGACAAAGAATGGTTATTCAATGGATGAAAAAGGTAATGTTTTCTTAGTGGAAATGGATGAATATCAATCATATTCTCTAACCGAAGTTGTGGTTCTATGACAGATGCGGACAAGCAAAACTTTTGGGCGGCTTTGAGTCTACCTGCCGAAGATATCGGTGAATGTGAAACATTCTGGCGACGAATGTACTGACCTCTGGGTATGGGATGGGATAAACCGTGATGTATGGGATGGGATAAACCGTGATAGATCAGTTTTGCTTGGCGAATCTATTAAATAATATTATTCAAACATTTTTGATAAATACTCCTGTACTGGCGAAGACCAGACTTATGCGGACACCATCCGCGTAGCCCTAGAACGGCATTACAAGGAGAAACAATATGGGTCGTCCAATTAATAAAAACAAAATCGGCAGTGGTTCTGGTAAAATTCGAGTATCACGTCACTTTTTCACAGGCGCTTCTGAAGCTTCAGCGGTTGCATGGATCGTTAACCAGCGTTCAACTGTAGATTTCACAGTTTCTGACGGTGTAACAACGGAAGTATTAACACTTATCGAAAATGCTGGTGGCGGATTAGTCGCTGGTCAGTGTGCTATTGATTTAACACTAAATGATTCGTCAGTGGTTCAAGTTACTAAACTTCGTAACCGCACAGTTCAGTATGGTCACACAGTAGGTGATTCGACTGACGGTGATCAGATTTGGTATGAATTTGCAACTGGCGTAGATGACGGTGATAACGCAACAGATCGTGCTATCATTGATACACAGCCTTAAATCTAAAAAGATATAAAAAATGATAGCCGTGGTAAATATACTGCGGCTATTTTTTTATGTGTGGGGTTAGTTGTGTATGGAAGAGGCTTTTGTAATTGGAAACGGTATTTCCCGTCTTGACATTGATTTAGAAAAAATTGATGGCAAAACGTATGGGTGCAATCTATTATACGAAACATTCCAGCCAGATGTTTTGGTGGCGGTAGATGCGAAGGTTGCTAATCGTATTCAGAATTTGGATTACTGCAAAACACATATATTGTATACACGTGAGCCTAAATCTGATTCGGGTGCAATAAAAATTGAAAAGAATTGGGGATATAGTTCTGGTCCAGTAGCTATTACGTTGGCGTGTCAGGATAATCCACGATACGTATATATGATTGGATTTGACCTTAAAGGAACGGCACAGGGAAAGTTAAACAACGTATATGCAGACCGTGAAAACTATAAAACATCGGACATGGATGAGACACATTACGGTAATTGGATTCAACAAGTTCAACAAATAATGAAAGATTATCCACAAATTAAGTTTATTCGGGTTAATCCGCACTTAGATTACAGTCCGAGGGAATGGACAGAAAGCAGAAATTATACCACTATGTCGTTAAAACATTTCCTACAAAAGATAAATATATAAAAGTAGGAGTTTACCGTGGCAAAAAAGTTAATTACTAATGGTGCATATAATATTGAGGCGACTGGCGACGTTACATTATCGAGTACGGGTGGCACTGTTTCTTTTGCGGCACCGGGTGCTGTAACCTTTGTTGACGTACTTATAACTGGAAACTTAGATGTTCAAGGTTCTTCTACTGCGGTTGATAGTACAAACACGACTATTAAAGATAATATCATTGTTATCAACCAAGGTGAATCTGGAACAGGAATCACGTTAAATTACGCAGGAATCGAGGTTGATCGTGGTTTGGCTGATAATGTTCAGCTTCGTTATAATGAAATAACTGATGCTTGGCAAATCACAAATGACGGGTCTACGTTTTTAAATATCTTCGCAGGGGCGGGCACTGCGCTTGAAAACATTCTAGAAGATACAACCCCACAACTTGGTGGAAATTTGGATGTAAACGGTAATAGTATTGTTTCTACATCCAATGGAAACATCGTATTTGCACCAAACGGAACAGGTGATGTGTTGCCGGGAACGGATAGTACCTATGATTTCGGCGCAACAGCCACACGATGGGCAAACATTTATTCTGATGCTATTGATGCGACGAGTATCACTGGTACGCTACAAACAGCAGCACAAACAAATATTACTTCGGTCGGAACACTTAATGGGTTGGGCGTAACTGGAACAGTGACGGTCACTGGACAACTCGATGTAGACAACCTATCACTGAATACCAATACTGTGACCGCAACGACTGGTGCTATTACACTTACCCCTGCTGCTGGTAGTGCGGTCAATCTAGATGATACAAACATCACCGCTGATGGTGGTGTATTCACTATTGTTGGACAGCTCGACGTTGATAATATAAACATCAACGGCAACACTATTAGTTCAACCGACGCAAACGGCGCTATTATTCTAACTCCAAACGGCACGGGTGCCACACAGGGAGTTGTAAATATAAATACTAACTCTGCTATAAATCTAGCCGCGGGAACAACAGCCGAACGACCAGCAGCATTTGGTACTGCTGGTGATTTTAGATACAACACATCCACTGCTAATGTTGAATATTCAGATGGCGGCTCATGGACGGCGTTAATTGGTATTTCCACCAATACGATTTCACAGGGAAACACCGATATATCTATTGCGGATGCTGGTGCTGGAACGATAACAGCAACAGTTGACGGGTTAACACAACTTACAATAAACACGACAACCGCTGATTTCCAAGATAATACCATTACGACCACCGGCACCCTCAATGCTGGCGCTATTACAACTAATAACTCTATCCAATTCTCTGCGGCATCTTCATACTTTGGTGCTGGTACGACGGGTGTCTATCGTGACGCTGGTGGTGGTCTTATTCTTCAAGGTCAAGGCTCAACGAATGATATAGCAATTCTAAACGACGCATCAGTTACGGTTATCTCGATTGCTACTGGAACTTCAGATGTTACGTTTACTGGGTCCATTGATGCTACTTATTACAGAACAGATAGCAACGTTGCCGGTAACCAAACATCGGCTGGTGTTATGGATTATAATCTTAACACAACTAGGTTCTTATCGTGGGGTGCTGCCGCAACTGATGGAACATTCAGTTGGCTTTGTGGTCAGGGTGGGTCCGCAGCATCCCTTGAAATGACACTTTCACCAACTGAACTAAATCTTCAAAACAACGCCATCACAACCACTGGAACCCTAAGTGCTGGTGATGTTAATCTATCCAGCACAAACCCCACATTAACATTAAATGCCACAACAAACGATAGCGGCATTATGACTATTGGGTTCGATAACAATAACACTGTTGCTGCTAAGAGCCAGATTGTAGCTGAGAGTGTTGGCAGTTGGGGGCGTTCTAACCTTCACTTTGTCGTTGATTACGCAGCGGATGCAAATGCGCCAGTATTAGGTACAGACACAGTTCTATTGCTTAGTGGTACTGATGGTTCGGCTACGTTTGCTGGTGATATTCGAGTAACAACCGGTGATATCCTACCAGCAGCCGATTCGACCATTCAAAACGTAGGAACAGTGGCAGACCCTTGGACCAATATGCACGCAGCACAGTTCTTTGGAACAGCAACATCGGCACAATATGCCGATTTGGCGGAAAACTATCTAGCAGACGCTGACTATGAAGAAGGTACAGTGCTTGACTTTGGCGGCGCTCATGAAATAACACAATCAAAACTAGACCATTCACGTAGGATTGCTGGTGTTGTATCGTTATATCCAGCAAGTCTTATGAATAGTGCATTAGAAGGTAACCATGTAACGGCGGTCGCACTACAAGGACGTGTGCCCGTAAAAGTTCAAGGATCGATACGTAAAGGCGATATGATGGTATCGGCTGGCAATGGTCGAGCACGTGCTGAAGCAGAGCCGATGATGGGTTCAGTTATTGGCAAAGCACTTGAAGATTTCGATGGTGGCGTCGAAGGTATCATTGAAGTAGTTGTGGGCGTTAGATAACGTTAAAACGTATCTTCGATAGTTATAAGTTTATCCTTTATAGTCTGTTCATTTAATGATGAAAATAAGGCGGGATGCAATGGTTTTGGCCAACCATTTAGTTTTGTCCAGCAATAACCACTATGTTCATTATTTAAAATAGGAATAAACTCATTCATTATAATGAATACAAACGTTTGATATTCGAACTTCTTATCGGCGCTTGTGAACTTTTCGATAGGTAATACCTTTTTATAAGGCACTGTCATTCCAAGTTCTTCTTCAATCTCACGCATAACACCTTCGAATTCGGTTTCATTCTTATGAACTTTGCCGCCGGGAAAGCACCAAGTATTGGCGTGACGATGATTGTCACGTAATAAAAATAGATATCGACGGGTATTTGTACAAAAGAATAATGCACCAGCACTTTTTATTTTCATACTGTATTTAACTACTTAGATGACGATGGACCAGTTTCCTGAACGATGAATGCCTTGATAACTTAAAATCCATTGTGTGCCATCCCATTTGTATTGAATAGATGTAGTGAGATTAGATACATACTGGGTAGAGGTGGTAGCACTTGCATCAAAAGATACTGCCCATGCACCGCCTGTATATTCGACAATATCATTTGCACTTGCTACAAGACTGCCCCAAGCATCGGGACCATCCGTATTATTAGCATCACCTACGTCCTGTGTGATTAAATATCGTTGACCGTTTGTAGCAGCAGCTAATCCAGCACCCGGACCACTTCGTAGCGGATCAATAATCTTATTTACAGCATCTAAACTATTGGTTGGGATAGTGTCTGTATCCACATTATAAAGAAGTTTATAGTCGTCGGCGGGATGTAAACTAACTGTTCCTACCACATCTGTATCGTCATCGAGAGTGATGCGTAACTGTGAAATGCCATTTTGGAAATCACCAAAAGCATCCAAAAATGCCTTCCAAGTGACTGTATCTTCACCAACCCGTGTTACGCCGCTTAATGGATCATTTTGATCTACGACTGTGTTGGTGTCTTCTAACAACTGAACTTCGCCATTTAGTAATAATACACTATAGTTATTCCACGTTGTTTTAACACGATTACCAAGAAGTAAATCATTGTCAATGATGCCATCATTGAAGCTTCCAGATTCATCAAATACGGAAGCAATAATGGTTTTGATAACGCCTAGCTTTTTTTGCTTTGCGGGCGGAGTAATCCAAATCGGAAGTTCGAATGTGAATGTTGCAATATCAATGCTGTCATCGGTGCCTGATGGAACATTCCTGTTAGAATACACTAGCCCAGTTCTTTCCATTCTGGTTAGTGAAGTCCAATCAATATAGTTATCAGTAGACTGGATTTCCAATGCTGGATTAAAAATCCATGATATTTGTTCAATAAGCATATGTTTTTGTGACAGATTACTTGTCCATATATCTACGTTAATAGTCATAGTATGTGGCGCTGGCATTAAACGCTCGATAGTGAATGCATTACCCTGTGTTGTAGTGAACTCGCCTGAATTTTCATCAAAGTCACGTTGGCGGATATGCATTTTATCAACGTGTGTTGGGTTCTGTAACCAGTCACGACGATAATCAAGTGCAGTGATATAAAATGCCATCATTGGTGTTGGAATCATTGTGTTTTCGCTATTACGACGAATGATTGCGTTAACTACTTCCGACGCATTGCCGTAACGAACAGGCACAGTTTTGTATTGAACATTACCAGCATCATCCTTGCCATATTCAACCTGAAAGTTGCTGAATACTCGGCTTATCTGTAATAAAAATCGTCTTATTTGTTCATCGTAAAAAAATCGCTGCACTTAGTTATCCTCGCTCGGAGTTAATGCTTTGCTTAACGCCACTCGTTCGTCCAACACAATATTATCATCGGCTGTGGTTGTATTATCATTATTTACGAAAGTATCACGTAATGTCAGACCGTCGCCCGGTGTCATTGACGTTCTTTCCGTATCCTCAATCTTAACCCATCGTGATCCGCTGTATCTAAATAATCGATTTGGTAAGTAATCCAAGCGAAGGAAATATTCGCCTTCGACGGGGTTACTTGAAAACTCAGTTCCACTAGTTATTGCGTAACCATTGGGCGCAAGTCCGTCGCCAGTTAGATAACCGTCAGTCCATCCATTTCCTTGCGGCGTTGTTGCGGATTGTGGAACGCCATTGGGATCAGTATAATCTTCTGGTTCACCGGGATTGCCTTCGCTATCACTATCCATAACATAGAACTGTGATGTGTCGTATCCAGATTGTGGAACTTCTGCTTCGGCAGCAGCAATAACCGCTGCGTTATTTACCAACTCGGTATTATAAACACTAAGAAGGTCACGTAATGTTTGATCGCCGTTTCCGTCTACATCGGTTCCTTCCTGAATTTGATTAAGAATAGCCGAATATTCCTGAGAATCAGTCATTGGTTTTACTTTAATACGCCATAGATGCGGCCACCACGTAGGCGAATACCCTTCCCCTGCACGGCTTGCATCATCTACAACATAAAACTTTTTTAGGGCAACAGGCACACCATCATTCAAATCCCAATAATCGATTAGATGCGGTAATTCCAAAACGTCACCGGGCAATATTTTACGTCCGATTCGTTCAACCATATCATTAATATGGAAAGTCAAATAAAGGTTATCGTTTGTGAGAAATGCACCAAATTGTTCATTGCTTAAATCATTATCTTGAGTATTATAATGTCCACGTAGTTCATACACATCAGTCTCGTATTTGCGGTCACGATTTTCCAAGAATAATAAATCCTGAATACCGAGAATGCCATCGGAAACTGGTTGTGATGGATCACTGGATGAGCCTTGATTATCGGCAGTACCCAATAACTTATGCACGAGCATAGATGTTCCGCCAATGGTAAATTGTTCAGAAACCTGACGGTCAATGAAGCGATAATCGTGGTCGTGCTTACCATTTTGCCATAAACTTAAACGAGGCATATATAATACTCCTTTTAGTTATTTATCGTAAATACACATATGACTTTAACTGTTTGTATAGGCAATGGCGAAACTCGTGAAAAATATAACCTTGAGTTACTCAATGGGCATAATACCTACGGATGTAACGTTATCGCAAGGGATTGGACACCAAAACACCTTTATGCGTGTGATAAAAAAGTAGTCGAAGAGATAGTTGAGTTGGGAAAGTCAGTTCATACAAGACCCGAATGGTATTCGAAATTCAATAAATATCCGTTTGTTAAATATTTCCCCGATTTACCACATAGCGGCGACAATCGACGGGATCAGCCAATGCACTGGGGTTCGGGCGGGTATGCTACATATGCAGCGTGTCAAACACATCCAACACAAATATATATGCTTGGGTTTGATATTTACTCACCGAATGGAAATAACAATATATATAAGGGAACTGACCACTATGCTAGTTCAGAAGATACGCCTGTAGACCCTAGTTATTGGATATATCAATTAAACAAACTGCACGAACTTTATAAAGATATTGAATTTATATATGTATATCCTTCTGACTGGATATGTTTCCCGGCATCGTGGATAACACCTAATGTTACGAGGATGGAAATGAAATACTTTAAAATAATAGTTGACAACGTTAGTAGGCATATTAACAACAAAGTCTTTCAAGTTACCTAAGTAAGTTAAATACAATAATGAGAAAGGCGGGGCTTCGGCTCCGTCTTTTTTTGTTGACATTTTGGTATATGAATGGTATATTGGTGCATGGATAAAGATAAGCAAAAGTTCTGGGATAATCTACGTGAACCCATTTTTGTACATTATGACTGTCATACCTGCATGTGGAGTAATCGTCCTGATTGTGAAGATATTGATGGGACGGGATGTATGGGTTTGGAACATCCCAGAGACAACCCTAACAATTTGTGGGAATGGGATGGTAAAACATACGAAGATGGATATGAATAAAGATAAGCAACAGTTTTGGGAAACGTTAACGCAACCTAATAAAAAAGGTTGTTACAACTGGATGGATGGATATGAATAAAGATAAGCAACAGTTTTGGGAAACGTTAACGCAACCTAATAAAAAAGGTTGTTACAACTGTGTGTTTAATAAAGATGACGAGGATGATTGCAACAACTGGGGTAACACGGCTTGTGAACAAAACCTTGAGGATTGGAAATGGGATGGTGAAACATATGACGATGGATATGAATGGCAGCGTCCTCGAACATAAAACATGTTCAGGATTGCGACATCAAAGATTATACCGCCGAGATTTAGGTGCTGCTGTGAAATCACCCGAGTCAACAGGAGTTTACTCATTGCGTATAATAGCAAGCAACGTCAGGTCGAGTTAGAAATGGAGATTAATCGTCGTGGATAACGATAAGCAAAAGTTTTGGGATGATTTAAAAGCGCCACCCCCGTATGAGCGTAGTTGTTGGAACTGTGCGCACGGAATGCGTGAAACCGATTTAAATGGCTTCCTAGTAATGGGCGGGTGTGCTGTTACTGCATTGAGATTTTGTAAACGGAGTGTATATAACAACTATAGCTTCGGCGATAAATGGGTTTTGCTTAAAAAAGAGGTTGACAGAAACGCATAATAATGTATAATACTTTTATGAAACACAGAATCAAAGATTATACCGACCGAGATTTAGCTGCTGCTGTGAAATCACCATATAATAGCAAGCAACGTCAGGTCGAGTTAGAAATGGAGATTAATCGTCGTGGATAAAGGAAATATTATGCGTATCAAACCTTCGTGAAAAAAGTGAAGAGGGTAACTGATGGATAACGATAGGCAAAAGTTTTGGGATAACCTAACTATTCCACCAGATGCAAGGGACGACTGTAGATATTGTGTTAGGGAAAAAATGTTTTCGGATGCGTATGATTGCATTTTTTACAGAACATACTGCGCATCGTGTATGAATGGTATCGAAGACCATTGGGAATGGAACGGAAAGTTCAAAGTCGATGAATGAAAAAGAAGCCTTTTGGAATGCACTGAGACAACCCGCGGTGAAAGGGTGTTGTAACTGTAAGTTTAATAAAAACGATGAAAATGATTGTATTAAATGGACCAGTATAGCTTGCGCATAAGAGAAACCATCACATCGGTATACCCTACCCGATTGGGAATGGGATGGAGAAACATTTGTCGATGAATATGATAATATCATTGACACGATAAAATAATCTGCTATAATGCAAACTATGGATATAGTAGAACAAAAACTTCGCGACCGACATCTTCAACCTGACCGCTATCATGTGTCGTGGGATGATGAAGTTGCGACTTTTCTATTGTTCAATCTATCGGGACAAATCATTGGATATCAAAACTATCGGTGGGATGCTGACAAACAGCAAGACAATGACCCGAGAATGTCCCGATATTACAAACATGTTCCGAAAGCTTCACGTTTAGAAGTATCCACGCCTGATGATTGTACAACATATCCGTGGGTGAAACGCCGTGAAAAAATGCAGCCGTTAGCAGTTTGGGGTTTAGAGACTTATAACTACCGTAAAGACGTTTTATTTGTAGTTGAGGGGGTATTTGACGCCACAAGGCTACATCACCTCTCCTTGCCCTGCGTAGCGGCTCTCAGCAACGATCCTAAGAAGCTTCTACCTTGGTTAAAGGCTTGTGGACGCCATACAATAATGATTTGTGATGGTGATAAGGCTGGTCGTAAGTTAGCCAAGCTTGGCAATGAATCGGTGATATTGCCTGATGGAAAAGACCTTGGTGATATGACTGATGCAGAAGTCGAAAAGGTAGTAGAAAAATGGATGTAGATAATGTATGAAACATATGAAAAATGCAAGTTTGCGATGGCGTTAAAAGGCAATATACCGCCCGTCTGTCTTGGGCTTGGCGAAACCAGTTTGGATTCTTCGATGCGGAACTATTATGAACTTGGATTATCGCCGGGCGGAATGCTTACTAAACTATTATCCAATGATGTTTTTGGTGCTTGGGATAGTTGCCATCCAAATCTAAAAGGTGAGCTTGGCTTGGCTACCGACCGTATACGAGCATACATACCCCGATATTGTTATGGCGATCCAGATACAGTTCAACGATGGATTGATATGGGCGGCATCGAAGGATGGCAAGATGCTGGAAACGATTGGGAATGTCCATGGACTATGCATACCCGTGAATGGTCCAAATACTATATAGATAGACAGTTTTGATTAAAAAATAGGTATTGACAATGCTTTTTATTATAGTATACTATATACTACACAAAAGGATATATTATTATGGCTAAATCAGCGTTATTAAAAACAAAAAGAAAGAACAAGGCTATCCGTTCGCCAAAGTTCGTTGATACAAAGTATCTCGGATTTGAACCGGAATGGGAAGGTGCTGATGAATGGGATGCTATTAAAATCGATAGGCAGAAGGTTTATGGATACAACTGGTATAACTATTTCCACGATATATCCGACCTTAAAAAGAATCTTCACGACTGGATGCAACGGGAAAAGTATTCAGTTACTGATATTAAACTGGTTAAGTCTTGTCCTGATACTAAACTTAGCACAGCCACGGTCGCATTAGCCACGATGCTTATGCGTGGAATGCCCGATACTGAAAGCGACTGGTTGCGTGACCGTATTGCCACGCTTATCGAACATGGCAAAACCGTAAAGGAAGTAAAGAAAAAGGTTGAAAAGAAAAAAGGATATCAGCCAACGATTCAAGAACGTATGCGTGAACAGTTATCCAATATCATTGGTGAAATGGACGAATGGGAAGATGGCGTAAGTAACGACCTCAAGTTCGCCGCACCCGATGTCATTGGCTGGCTGAAATCTAATGAGATTGCACAAGTGCATATTGCCAAGATTGTTGAATATTACACACCAAAACTCGAAGAAATCAAATCATTGAATAGTAAGAATGTTGCCGATGATTTAAAAGAAGGATATTCACATCTAACCAAATCAGACATAACCCGCATCATCAAGTTTTATGAAAATATTATTGATGGGCTTGGTGTTTATCATAAGTTCAAACAAGTTAATCGAAAGGTTCGCACAAAGAAAGCGCCTACCGCAGCCAAACTTGTGGCAAAACTAAAATATAAGAAGGAAGATAAAGACAATAAACTTGTCAGTATCAAGCCATCCGATATCGTGGGTTCTACTGTTCTGTGGGTTTTCAATACAAAGACACGTAAGCTTGGTATTTATAAAGCTGACCCAAATGCTGGACAACTTAGCGTAAAAGGTTCAACTATTATTGGATTTGATGAAAATGTAAGTGTTGCAAAGACACTACGTAAGCCAGCAGACCAGTTAAAGGAGTTCAGCAAGGCTGGTAAAGTTAAACTTCGCACATTCCTTAGTGATATTAAGGCTGTTGAAATAAAGTTGACAGGACGCATTAACGCCGACACTATCTTATTATCAACATATTAGGATAAACACATGGATAAGCAAAAGTTTTGGGAAGCATTAGCAGCACCATCCATACAACATTGTAATAACTGCGTTCATGGTAAACCTCACGGCGAATGGTGCAAATCCGATTTCTTTGGTACGATACTGGATTCAGTATGCGAATGTCATGCCAAACCCCGAGGGGAAATCCATGGTTCGGAAAGAAACCACCATTGGCAATGGGATGGAAAACATGAATAAGCAAAAGTTTTGGGAAGCATTAGCAGCACCATCCATACGTGGATGCCATGGTGTCCGCCGTTCTGACATAGATGGTTCAGAAAGAAACCCCCATTGGCAATGGGATGGTGAAAATGACTAAGGAAGAGTTTTGGCAAAACCTTAAAGACCCACTTCCATCGGATCGCATATGCGGTAACTGTAAATGGGATGAAACTTTGCATATTATCGGGAGGGATGCGGACTACAATGATCTTGACGTGTGCGATAGATGCACTAGATTTATAGTGATGATTAATCAGGAAGATTGCTATAATAGATGGGAATGGGATGGTGAAAATGACTAAGGAAGAGTTTTGGGATGATCTTCAATACGATCCTAACTTTGAACCCACAGAAGTAATAATGGATATTATGAAAACCCTTATTGAATAGGGGGTTACTGATTTATATCCTGCCGTGTATGCTGAAGTTGATAAACTTCCACAATGGCAATGGGACATTATTGGTGATTGTTTAGTGATGTATACGGAAACCAATGAACCTCTATGATTAACCTTGAATCCACGCTAATGGAGTATTTCCTACTTCAAACTGTTTAATAGATTCCATGCATTCGTCAATAAGTGCCTGACCTTCAGCCTTCAACGCATCACCGTTGAGGGTTGTTCCGCCACCGGGTCCAACAACTGTTGAAAACTTAGACCGTGCTTCGCCAAGCATCATTTTACATACACCTAATGAATACTGTTCAAGCCAAGGCAAGCATTCTTTATCTTGTAATAAAGTATCATCGGGTTTACGGTTATAAAGCCATAGCAAAATAGATTCACCAGACCCTTTGATATTACGCACAAGTGTAAGTTTCTTTGATACGGGTTCCCACGTAAAGTTGATATACCCACCAAACATTCTTGCGGCTAGTTCTTGATATTGATTAAATAGTTCGTATGTAGCAAGACCGCCAAGGCGACCCGCTTGTAAAAGATATGTATTAACGAAAGCGGCTTCAAATGGTTCAAACTGCGTTGCTTGACCAGCTGCACCAGAACCGATACCACGACGAAATACTTGACGAACTTCCATAATGTTATCATCAAGAATGTATTCCTGCTGACCTCGAACCAAGTCGAGAAATCCATAACTTTCTTCCATGGCGTTATCTGTGCGTTGACGAAATACACGTAAGGCACGATCCAACGCCATATCGATGTGGGCGGCGTCAAGTTCAACCGTGACCATTCCTGAACCTAACGACAGCATTATGTAATCAGCTACATTATTTCTTAGTGTTGATAAATCAGTTGGCATAGTTCACGTCCTTTATACTATTTATGCTTACAGTTGGTATTGTGCCATCTTCCGAGGTTTGATATAGTTTTTATATTGAAAGTTGCACAAACAATAAGGTATAATATTACTATACATTAAAAACAAGTAAATATTTACTTGTGGAAAGGAAACGATGACAGTGATTTTAGGGATTTGCGGATTTAAAGGCAGTGGCAAAGATACAGTCGCTGACCATTTAGTAGAACATCACGGATTTACCAAAATCAGTTTTGCTGATAAACTTAAAGATGCGTGTGCCACTATTTTTGAGTGGGATCGTGATATGCTTGAAGGTTCAACTGCCGAAAGTCGTGAATGGCGAGAAGAGGTTGATGAATGGTGGGCAAATCGGCTTGAAGTAGAAAACTTTTCACCTAGACTTGCGCTACAGTGGATGGGTACTGAAGCAGGACGCAATGTATTCGGACAGAATATTTGGTGTGCAGCAATGGAAAAGTTTATATTAGAAAATCCCGATAACTATGTTATTCCTGACGTTCGATTCCGAAATGAAGTCAAAATGATTCACAATATGCGTGGTAAGATTATGCGAGTAAAGCGTGGTCCTGAACCTGATTGGTTTAATGACGTAAAGGCTTGGAATAAAGTTGAAAAAGATGGGTCGATGCCAAACGCTATTCCGCCCAGTGTCATTAGTAATATTCATCCAAGTGAACGAGAATGGATTGGTGAAAAAATGGATATTCATCTTGAAAATGATTCCACTATTGAACGACTATGTGAAGTAACCGAAGTTATCCTTGGGTTGGTCGAAGTCGCTGGAGTTCCAGAAGACCTTACAAGTCAATCCGAAGATCACCTTGACGCCACCCTTGCGGATCAAGACTTAACTCAATCTGACAGTTAGAACACACCGTTTTAATATTTGATATATGTATATTATTTCGGTCATTATCAATAAAGAACACAAATAGCTGATCTTGGAACCGTGGCTTGAACCCACATTTTTCACATACTGATTTCTTAATATACCCCGCTCTAATCCAGCGGGGTTTTATTTTCATCAGATTTTTCTTCATACCTAAACAAGTTTCACATAATGTTCGATAATATATACGCCCATTACGGTAGCAGTTAACTGCTTTTGGCTCCTTGCCGCATTTATTGCATAGTGGTCTACCCATATTTTATTTAGCCCTTATAAGGGAAAGGTTTTTACCCGCTATTTTGGGCTATTGCCTAAATATATATAAGTAAATCTGTAACGATTTCGCATATATTTAGAGAGAGGAAATAATAATATGGTATTAGTAAGCCCCGGCGCAGAAGTAACAATCATTGATGAAAGTTTTTATGTTCCCGGTTTAACAGCAACCGTTCCACTTGTAGTTGTAGCAACAGCTCAAGATAAACTAAGCGGTGCAGGAACAGGAACAGCGGCAGGAACACTCGCCGCAGCAGCGGGCGATGTATATCTTATTTCATCGCAACGTGAACTAACAAATACATTTGGTAACCCATTATTTTACCAAAGCTCAAATGGTTCAGCCTTGAATGGTTATGAACTAAACGAATATGGTCTTATGGCTGCATACAGTGTTCTCGGTGTTTCTAACCGTTGCTATGTTGTTCGTGCAGACGTTGATTTGGGTGCACTAGTTGGAACAACATCTCGTCCGACAGGAAATCCATCAAACGGAACATATTGGTTTGATACTTCAAGTGCTTCTCTTTGGGGAATATTCCAGTGGAATAAATCAACTGGAACGTTTACAAATAAGATTCCAACGGTTATCACTTCGGCTACTGATCTTAGTGTTGGTGTTCCAAAAACTTCAATCGGCGCAATCGGAGATTATGCGATTGTGGCAACAAACGTCGAAAATCCTCTTTATTACAAAAACAGTAGCAACACATGGGTTCTTGTAGGTTCAAATGCTTGGCAGATTTCAGTACCAACAGTTCAAGGTACGGAAACTTCTCCTACATTCACAGCAGCTGAAACAATAGTTGTAAACGGAACAACGGTTACACTTTCTAGCACAACGCTTTCTAGTGTTGTTTCTGATATTAACACAGCGGGAGTTCCGGGTGTAACGGCAGCAGCAGTTAATAACCGCCTTGAACTCTATGCAGATTTGGATGCAGATACAGATGGTGATTCATCAGTTCTTGACCAAGGTATTCTACTTGCAGAAGGAAGCGGCACCCCGCTTGCAGATGCTGGTATTACGGTGGGAACATATTATGCACCGACATTAACACAAGCAGGACACACCAGTGTTCCAGCGTGGAAATCAACTGATACAACACCACGTCCTACTGGTTCGGTTTGGATTAAGACAACAACACCAAATACAGGTGCTGACCTTTCTATGTACGTTTACAGCACAACAACTGAATCTTTCAGTGCGGTTGATGCACCGTTATACGAAAATGATCGTGCAGCAAACAATGGATTAGACGTTTCTGGCGGCGGCGAAAGCATCGCAGTAGGAACGCTTTATACACAGTTTGATGTAGATGAAGATGATACAGCTACATATAAGATTTTCCGTCGTTATTCGGCTGGCGATCTTGAAGTAACAGGAACAGAAACATCTGCTGTTATTACAGCTTCAGACACATTCACATTACAAGAATCCGCAGTATCATCAACTACGCTTTCGGCAGCTATTGTAGTGACAACATCTGGAACAGACCTTACTTCATTGGCAAGTGACATTAACGGTGCTGGACTTACATATGTATCTGCTGAAATCACTTCAACTGGTGCACTAAAGATTAAGCATAGTGCTGGCGGCGTGATTGTTGCTAAAGACACAAGCGGAACACCACTTGCAGATGCGGGTATTTCAACAAGTATCACATCGGGGCAAGTTCGTGCTGGTAACAATGTCGATTTGATTTTATCAAACTGGGTTGCACCAACATATACTGCATCTTTGACCGCACCTTCACAAAATCCATCAGACCTTACTTACTGGTATGATGCATCGACTGATGTTGATGTTATGGTTCACGATGGCACAAACTGGGTCGGATATCAAAACCTAGCAAACGACACACGTGGCTTTGATCTATCGGATACTGATCCAGCGGGTGTTATTGTATCGGCAACGGAGCCAACAACACAAAGTGACGAAACAACTCTTGTTGTCGGTGACCTTTGGTTGGATTCGGGCGATCTTGAAAATTACCCAGCAATGTATCGTTATGAAACAGTTTCTGGTGAAAACAAGTTTGTTCAGATTGATAATACCGATCAAACAACTGAAAATGGTATCGTATTTGCTGATGCTCGTTATATGGGCGACACAACTACGGACGTAGTTACCGGAACGGTAACTACGGTGGCTGATTTGTTAGTCATTGATACGGTTGACCTTGATGCACCTTCGCCAGCACTTTACCCACGTGGTACACTATTGTTTAATACTCGCCGTTCAGGTGGAACAGTTAAGCAGTTCCGCACAGATTACTTCTCAAGAACAAACTTCAGTGATGTATCCGTATATCCAACACTTCCTACTGAAAAGGATGCGTGGGTAACGGCTTCAGGTAATAAATCTGATGGTTCACCATATATGATGCGTAAAGCACAACGTCAGATTGTATCAAAAGCTATGAAATCAATAGTAGATAGTAGCACTGATTTACGTGAAGAACAGCGTGCATTCACATTGTTAGCGGCACCGGGTTATCCAGAATTAATTGCTAACCTAGTAACACTAAACAATGATCGTGATTCTACTGGATTCGTAGTGGGTGATACGCCGATGCGTTTATCCACAGTAGGTTCTGCATTACAGAATTGGGCAACCAATGCAAGTGGTGCTGCTGGAACAGGCGAAGATGGACTTCTAACAAACGACACGTATCTTGGAATATTCTATCCTTCGGGACAGACAAATGATCTAAGTGGTAATACGGTTGTTGTTCCACCATCACATATGATGCTTCGCACACTTATTCGTTCAGATGATCGTTCATATCCTTGGATGGCACCAGCTGGTGTTCAGCGTGGACAGATCGACAATGCATCTGGTCTAGGTTATGTGGATATCAATGGCGAGTTCGTAGGAACTAACGTTGGTAAAGGAACCCGTGACACATTGTATGAAAATGACATCAACGCATTGACATTCATTAATGGAACAGGTCTTGTTAACTATGGTAACAAAACACGCCATAGTACATCATCCGCCCTTGATCGCATTAACGTGGCACGTTTGATGGCATATGTTCGTAGAGAACTTGATGCAATATCAAAGCCGTTCGTATTTGAACCAAATGATAAGATCACACGTGATGAACTAAAGCAAGCAGTTGAACAGTTAATGAATGATTTGGTTGCAAAACGTGGTATCTATGACTACTTGGTTGTATGTGATACGACTAATAACACACCAACACGCATTGATCGTAATGAACTTTACGTTGATGTGGCGATTGAGCCAGTTAAAGCAGCTGAATTTATATTTGTTCCAGTTCGCTTGAAAAACACTGGTGAAATATCTTCTGGAAATGTAGCAGCGGCAAACGGCTAATATAGCCATTATAAATGAAGAAATGGGGGTTTTATACCCCCGTTTTTTTGTCTAAAATTTAATAAATACTAATAACAAACAGGAGTTATATAATATGTCAGTTTCTTCATTGAACAAATTCACAGTTCCTTTGGATAATGACCAAAGCGCAAATCAACAGGGATTACTATTCCCAAAATTAGCATACGGTTTTCGTGCTACATTTGAAAACTTTGGTATCAGTTCTCCAAGAACCGAACTAACAAAACAAATCAAAACATTTGCTCGTCCGAAGCTAGCATTTGAACCACTAACAGTTGATGTATACAACTCAAAGGTACACTTTGCTGGTAAGCACACTTGGGAAGATATCACAGTATCATTCCGTGATGATGTATCTGGTGCAGTAACACGCTTGGTTGGTGAACAGGTTCAAAAGCAGTTTGATATGATGGAACAAAGCCGTGCTTCTTCTGGTATTGACTATAAGTTTATTTCCCGCTTCGAAGTTCTTGATGGTGGTAACGGACAGTTCGATGCCAACGTTCTTGAAACTTGGGAAATGTATGGTTGCTTTATCACAAACGTTGCTTATAGTGACGGTGATTATGCTTCATCTGAACCAATGACAGTTGATGTTACACTTCGTTTTGATAACGCAGTTCAAACACCACTTGGCACTGGAGTTGGTGTGGATATCGGTAGAACACTCGGAACAGTCTTTACAGGCTAATAGGATACTCGTATGAGTAGTGTAAACAAATTCCTAAAGCAGATTGTGCAGGGAGATACCGTGAGGGATTATGCTCACGGCTCCCAAGCTTTCGTTGCTGATACATATGCTTATCAACCCAGATATAAGCATCTGTTTCATGTTGTGTTTAACTTTTCTCCTGAAGCTAAACCATACCTTGATGGTAAAATCACCACCAACGAAAAAGGCGACTTGCATTTATTTGTAAAAGGATGCGACTTACCGCAGTTCAACATTGATATCGAAGACCGCAATCAGTACAACCGACATAGAACAACACAGCATAGAATAAACTATCAGCCAGTTGGAATAACATTTCATGATGATCAGAGTGACATTATTCGTAAACTTTGGTATGCATATTATAGCTTCTTTTATCAAGACCCTGAATATTCAACAAATTCATCAACATTGGACCGTGCGTATACGGTGAATGATGTTTATTCAAATCGTGAACATATTTCATGGGGTATGGATCGTGGACCACGTAATGCATCATCCGCAAAACAGTTTTTTACTGATATTCGTGTATATTCTATGTGGCAGAAGAAATTTGTTGAACATACATTGGTTAATCCTGTTATTACATCTTTCGGTCACGACAGACACGATTATGCAGATGGAACATTTATGGAACATAATATGCAAGTCCAGTATGAAACAGTGGTGTATGCCACGGGTCTTGTCAATGATGATTCTCCTAAAAACTTCGCCATTGATCATTATGATAGAACACCTAGTCCAATAACTCCATTGGGCGGCGGAACTAATTCTGTATTCGGGCAAGGTGGATTACTCGATGCCGGTCTTGGTGTTGTTGAATCATTTTCATCGGGCAATATACTCGGTGGAATATTTGGTCTTGGTAGAACAGTATTTAATAATCGTAACTCGGATTTTAAAAGCATTATCACTGATGAACTGAAACAAGCTGGAAAAGATTTTTTACGTGGTAAAAATCCACTTTCAAACTCTGTATTTCCAAGAATGTCGAATATAGTAAAATCTAATAGTGCCCAAGGAAACTCACCGCCGCCCAATAGAACGGTAAATAGTAATACAGTGATATCTCAAAAGCAAGTAATCCAGAAACGTTCAACTCCTGTATCTACTATGCCACCTATAAATAGAGGGCGGTCTAAAGTTACACTTATAAATACTCCTAATAGAAACTTGAGCGATACTGAAGGGAGTTTTTAATGGCAGTCCGATATACAAACTTACCAAATACAGACTTATCTGTTGAACAATCACAGGAAGATAAAACCAGAACATTCTTTGACGGATATTTTGAACAGTCGGTAACTATTACTGGTGCAGAATGGGATGTGGTATATGCATTTTCTCTTAATAAAACAGGAAATGAAGATCAAGCAACATCGTTATCGGAAGCTATCATTGCTAGTGCTGATGCACAGGAAGTTAATACAACCGATGTAATCAATGAGTTAAAAAAATACGATAGTTTACATTTGGATCAAGTGCTGGCATTGTATTTCAATGAAACACGCAGGGGCACAAGTTTATTAGGTTATTCCAACCCTATCGTTCCCAATAAATATGTATCACGAAATATAGATGCCTAACTTTGCAAGAGGTAAGTTTTATCCCAAAAATCCACAAAAATATGTAGGTAATAAAGTCCCTACGTATAGATCATCATGGGAAATGAGTTTTATGGGTTTCTGCGACCAAAATCCGCATATTGTTCAGTGGGCTAGTGAGTCTATAAAAATACCATACCTTGATCCAATCGATGGTCGCCGCAGAAAATACATTCCAGATTTCTTAATACAATATCACGATAAAAACGGTAAAGCGCATACTGAACTGATTGAAATAAAACCAAAGAAACAAACAACCTTGAAAGAAGCTGGTCGTTCTAAGAAAGCACAGGAAGCCGTTATACTTAACGAAGCCAAATGGAAAAGTGCAGTCGCATTTTGTGATAGAATGGGTATTATATTCCGCATTTTAACAGAGGATGATTTATTTCTTAACGGAAAAAAACGTAAATAAATATAATATGAAACAGTTAGAAGATATTTTGAACCTTGCCCCTGCCGAAGCCGATGATGATATCGAAGAATACGTAGAAGTTGATACGGAAAAAGCAAAACACGACATTGAAGAATACCAAAAAGCATCGGGCAATGCCGACCATATTGATGCAGCATTACCGCCAGTAGATGGTCTTGATGAACACGCCAGAGAAATGGATAGTTTGGCAAAAAAAGCAGAAGAGGCATATGACGATCTAATAAACCTTGGAATGAATGTAGATACACGTTCATCGGGGCGTATTTTTGAGATTGCGGCATCTATGCTAGGTCATTCTATTTCTGCAAAGAATAGTAAGATTGATAAGAAGCTAAAAATGCTTGATTTACAGCTTAAAAAGCAAAAACAAGACCGTGATGCTGGTATCGATGATGATACTATTAAGTCAAGCGGTGAAGTAGTAGATCGTAATGAGTTTCTGCGTGAGTTGTTAGCTAATAAAAAAGACGAACAATGATAAATACAATAAGTGAGGATATCGTTAAATGAAAACCTTTAAGAACTATTTAACAGAAAGTGTTAAAGAATATAACTTCTGTGTAAAATTAGCTGGGCTTGATGAAGCGCCGGATATGGACCATTTTGAGACAATGTTTGAGAAGTATGGCTTGAAAAGCATGTCAAATTTCAAACAAACCCCAATTCAGGAACACCCGATGGACTTTTATAATATCACAAATAGTGATGTATATATTTCAGAAGTATCTTTTGATTACCCAGTAACTTCAAATGAACTTTACCATTACATTCAAGAACAATCAGGGCTTACGGGTAAGCAGGTTGTTGTGATTAATTCATCTCATCCAGAAGAAATTTCACGTGAAGAAAAAATTTCCAAAGGTGAAGAGCCTTATGTGCCATTATTGGATTCAGAATATGAACAAGATGCATATGAGATTGAATATGGTGATGCATATAATGGTAATATGTTGAAAGAGCTTGAAACCCGTCAGTATGAATTCGATGCAGGTAAAACACCAGCAGCAAAAACAACTAACGATGATCCTATAAATACAAAAGCAGTTATGAGTGATCGTGGCGAATACAACTCGGGGAAAAAATAATGAACTTTAATGACGTATATAAGAAGATTGCACTTCTAGAAACTGAAGGCGAAGGCTGTGAATGTGGACCTGAATGTAAGTGCGGCGGTAAATGTGGCGGCAAATGCGGCGACGGTAACTGCCCTTGTGAATGCGGTGATAACACTGGTAATAAAACTAACGAATCCTATTTTGCAGACGAACGTAAGGGTTCGGGCAAATCGGGCGAAAAAGTTTCCGAAAACAGTAGTAAGATGCCACCAGAACTTGTGGAGTTGATTCAGAAGTATAAGAAAGCACAGGAAACTCGTAGACAGTCATATCGTGAGCTAGAAAAAACTGGCAAGTATAGCGATGCTGAAATCGTTCAGCAGCTACCAAGCACGAAAATCAAGACTGCTATCAACCAACTATTGAGCAAATATTATAAGCAATACCCAGAACAATCACGTAAATGGGCAGAACAGATTCCAGAGTCAGCAAAGATGAAAAGAAAAAACAGCAAACTTTATGAAGAAGCTCAGATTAATCTATCTATTACGGATTTGTCGTCAACTGATGCAGAATCATTGTCGCAACTACTGCACCTTGCTGGTATTGCACAGACAAAAAGCGTTAGTTTTGACCAGCCAGTAGATGATATGATGGGCGATCCAATGGGTGATCCAATGGGTGGCGATGATATGGGAATGGAACCTATAGGTGGAGTTCCCGGCGATCTTCCACCAATGGGCGGAGATACTATCGGTGTTGATGATATGGCTGCACTTGATCAAGAACCAGAAATGGACATGGAACCAGAAATGGGCATGGAACCAGAAATGGGCATGGAACCAGAAATGGGCATGGAACCAGAAATTGGCGGTGATTATGAAGGTGGATTTGATGCCGAAATGGGTGCTGATGATGCTGGTATGGAGATTGAACCATTAGATGATTTGGGTCCAATGTCAGCAGACGATGATATGGCTGTTGCCAACACATGGGATAATGATTCAGCTGAAATGGATGGAGAAATGGATAGTCCAGAAGAACTAGAAGATGATTTCAATATGAACGATCTTCTTCAACTTGCTGGAATGGAAAGACTACCCGAAGATGAAAAAGTTTGGGATAATGAGCCAGACGAAGAAACATCAAGCGAATATAGTAATATGCCTAGCGGCGGACCAAATATGAAGAAGTCTAAGCGAGCTGGTGCACCACACGCAGTTAAAGTTGTAGAACGTGCAAACTCTTTGCGCAATAAACTAAAAAACTATAAGGATACATACACTATGAGCGATATTAAAAAATTAATGGAAGCTATCGATACTCTTGAAGCGGAAGCTATTGAAGAACAAGAAACAACGATTGAAGAAGTTGAACTTGACGAAGCAGAAATGACCGATAAGGCAAAAGAAGCATGGTCCCGCAAACAATGGACCAAGAAAGATGATTCCGATTCCTATAGAACCAAAAATTCAGAAGAGGAAGAGGAAGATAAGCTTGAAGAAGCAGAAATGACCGATAAGCAAAAAGAGTTCTTCGGTAAGAAATCTGACAAAAAAGACGATTCCGATGATGATAAAGAAGAAGTAGACGAGGCATTCGAAGAAGACCCTGACGGAATGGATGCGCAAAAACGCCAGTATGCACGCGATCATTCTAAAAAGTTAAGAGATCAAAAATCTAAAGAAGAAACTAACGAATCTCATGAACAAAAGATTCTTGCCACTAATGGCCAGTATGTAGTTAGTTCTGGACCTTCATCTGACGGAAGCCGTATTACAACTGTTACATTTAGAGATAACGTAATTTCTACTGGTGATTTTGATCGAGGAGCCGATGGCTGGTTTATGAATATTGATGGTCAGCAAGGACAAGAGTTCTTTTCTGATGCACAGGCAATGGCCGATTTTTTCGCACAAGGTGCTAAAATTGAAGAATCACATTACCATGCTATTCTAAATCAAATGAAAGCAACTGTTAATCATAAATAACGTTACTAAAAAAATATAATCAATAAAAAACCCCAGATTTTGAAGTCTGGGGTTTTTTCTTTAAACAGCTTTTTTATAAACCACCTTTCGGTATGGTTCAAGATACTTAGCCCAACTAGGATGCTTAATCATCAGTGGCTTATCACGCATAGCGAACATCATCTGATGTGGATCAGGTTTATAAGGTTCACGAATAGGATGCATTTCCATACGGTCAGCCTTCTGTTCATTACACATCTTACATGCAGTGGCACAGTTTTCCCACGATGTTTTCCCACCCAACGCACGAGGACGCACGTGGTCAATCGTTAGTTCGCCTTTTTCAAAAGTATCACTGCAATACTGACACTGATATAGATCACGCAAGAAAATATTATCCTTGCTGTATCTAACAGCCTTCTTGAAATCAAAGTATTCAGTAGTGATAACCAACGCTGGTACAGGGAATGCAAGCTTTTGACTGTGCACAACCCAATCGTCATAGTGTGCTATTGTTTTGACACGATCTAGGACGAGCAGTTTCATTACACGTTGCCACGAAATTGCGCTCAGTGGTATTACTGACATTGGCTCATATGATGCGTTAAGGACCAAACAATCGGTCATTTTCTTTCTCCTATTAAGGGTATTTATGCCCCGTCTGCTATTATATCATAATATAACTTAAAGTCAATATAAAAGATAAATATCATATGACGGTTGAATACACCAATAACCGATTAACCACCTTGCAAATATATTATTATGTGCCGGATTACACTTCGTTAATCCAAGAGTTTGTCTGGCAATATGAAGACTGTCAGCCACAATACCCACGAACACACCAATTTCTCAATTATTGGCACATCAACATCGACGCCGTTATTTCTGAAATTTTACTCGCCCACACTACTAAATATGGTGCAGAAAAAATACAACGGGTTGATTGGTTTCAGCCTAGATAGGGAGATAAAATGTCAGAAGAACTAGTTAAAAAACCAAATATGAAAATGGTATATACACGTGAGCAAATGATAGAGTTTGCAAAATGTGCTGATCCGATAACTGGTCATAAATATTTTCTGGAAAATTATTTCTATATTCAGCACCCTACCAAGGGTCAACTTAAATATTCACCGTTCGAGTTTCAAGAAAGACTGGTGGATACATATCACCACAATCGTTTTGCCATTGCGCTTATGCCACGACAGACGGGAAAATCGACAACAGCAGCGGGATACCTATTATGGTTTGCTATGTTCAAGCCTGATAGTATTATTCTTGTAGCAGCACATAAACAATCAGGTGCAGCTGAGATTATGCAACGTGTGCGATACGCTTACGAACTATGTCCCGATTTCATTAGATGCGGCGCAACTACATATAACAAAAACTCATTGGAGTTTGATAACGGTTCAAGATTGGTGGCACAAGCTACGACAGAAAACACGGGTCGTGGTATGTCAATCACGTTATTATATCTAGACGAATTTGCATTCGTTCGTAATACAATCGCCAGTGAATTCTGGACTTCAATGCGTCCTACGTTAGCAACAGGTGGTAAATGTATTATCACATCAACGCCAAACTCCGATGAAGATCAGTTTGCCCTAGAATGGAAAATGGCAAACAAAACTGTAGATGATTTTGGAAATGATACGGGTATTGGAACGAATGGATTTAAAGCATTCAGATCATTCTGGCACGAACATCCAGACCGTGACCAAAAATGGGCAGACGACGAAGAACAGGCTATTGGTACTGAAAAATTCAGGCGGGAACACTGTTGCGTGGTACACTCTTCTTTGATAACTATTCAAGATGAAAATGGTGCCACTAGTATTGTTGATATAGGAACACTGTATAAAAAATTTAGAGATGATGATTTCCTTGATAAATAAGTATGAAACGATTTCAAGGAGAATATAAATGAGTGCTACATACGAAACATCAAAAATTGACAATGAAAAATATTGTAAATCAAATGGGCAATTCACGAAACATCTTAAACAACATAGTTATACATATCAGTCCTATTATGAAGAATACATCACGGGTATTTCTCCA